CGTCTGCTGCTAACTTACCTTTAGAAGCCATTTCCATTAATTCAGCTTTTGTTTTACCGGTTGCTTTTGCTAGCATATCCCACGCCGGAATACCTCTTTCAAGTAATTGATTCATTTCTTCGGTTTGTATTTTACCTTTAGCTGACATTTGTTGGTATGCTGTTGCTATACCTTCAGCTTTTTCAACGTTACCTTGGGCGGCGTCCCCGATTACTTGCATTGTTTTAAATAATTGGTCGCCATTAAGACCGGCTATCTTAAGTTGTTGGGCGAATTTTTGTGTGCTATCAAAGTCAAACGGCGTGTCTTTAGCGAATTTTTGAATTCGGTCTAACATCTCGTTACCTTTTTCAGCACTTCCCATTAACACTTGCCAATTTATCCTAGCTTGGTCTAAACTGTTAGCGTATGAGAATACCTCCTTAGTCGCTTTCGCTACTCCTAAACCGGCAAGCAATGTCCCCCAACCGCCGAGACTTCCGGAAATTGCTCCGGTTAAATTATTCATTCCATTCTTAAGTGAACCTAATATTGCTTGTATTTTACTGACCGACGCTTTAGCTACACTTTCAGCACTTTTCAAACTGCTTTTAAAAGCCGTTGTAACGACAGCCGGCATTTTTATTCTTGAGAAAGCCGACCTTACTCGTCCGGCGATACTGTTGGCGTCTGAACCTATCCCACTAAAAGAACTTTTAGCTTTGCTTCGAATAGAACTCCAAACACTACTCGCACTTGCCTTCATTCGAGACCAAACACTATTAACCGTTGTTCCGGTTTCTCTAGCTTGGCTTGAAACGTCGTTAAGACCCTTCTTAGCTTCGTCTAATCCTTTAAGCTTTAATGTTCCATATATATCAAATAATTTCATTATCTACACTCCTTCGAAAACTTCTTCAATTTCAGATTTTTCGAAATCAGAAATTACTACATTTTTAACTTTGATAATTTTATTTAGATAGTCGATGTAACTTTCTTCCGGCTTCATCGCAAAATACATTTCACGATGAATACTACAACTGCGTTCTTTAACGAGCATTGTGTACATTTCTATTAACTCTTTAATTTCAGCGTCGTTAACTAATTCACGACCATACTCACGAACTAAAAGCCAATATATATCTATTTCCTCGTAAAAGCGCCCCTCTACATCGTCTATATTTAAGAAGGTGTAGTAAGATAAAGTAACATGCTTACGCACTGGGAAAAGCGTCGTTAATAATCGCTAAGGCTGTCATAAAGTTATCTTCAGTAAATTCTTCGACAACTTCCTTCTCCATTTGAAAACCTAGAGAAATAACTTCAACAAGATCGTCATAATCACTTTCTATAAGTATTTTATTAATTTCTGTTGTTAGTAATTCCATGTAACTAACCATTATAGATACGAATTCATCACGATATACCGGAATATTCTCAATTATCCAATCAAAGTCTTTGCCATTACATTTCTTATTTTTCCTAGACTTTTCAGCTAGTTTAATGATTGGTTCACGGAACTTTTTAACCTCGATGTTCCTAAAGTAAACACTTCGGTCAATGTTTTTTCCTCTTGCCAACTGCATAAATTCAAATAACTTACGCCCTTTTAATTCGATTTTTTCGTAAACTTTCCCGTTTATTTCAATCTTTTCAGAAATTTTTTTATCTTCCATTTTCTACAACTCCTTTTTATCCTAAAAAAAAGAGGGGTGTTTAACCCCTCTCATTATCCATTCTTCTTAACTGTATATAAACGCCAAGGCACTTCTGTTGGTTTAGCTGGGTCGTATAGTGCTTCGACCTCGAATTCAACAGTTAACTCACTCTTATCACCGAATGTAGATTTAAACGCATTTGATTTAGATACGTTATTTAAACGTAATACCATACCGTTTTTATTTAAATCTAAGTATCTTAACTCTAGATATTCAAGTGTGTCCTCTTTAGTAATGATTGGTTCACGCTTGAATTCTTTAATTGTTAAGCCTGTTTCAGTAAATCCGTGAGTTGTTGCTCCAACTCCCGTCACTTCTTTAAGTCCGAAGAAATCTTTATAATTCGCTTCGTCTACTTCTAATAGTGACCCTTTAATTTTAGCGTTTAGTTTAGTGTAATATTCAGTTCCGGCGATAGTTCCTAGTGCACCGTCACCAACTGCTGACGATTTTTCAACCACTTCTTCGAATGATACTCCTTTAGTCCACCCTAAGAAACGAGCGTCACCGCTACCGCCTTTAGCTTTAACGTAAACTTGTGCTGTTGTTCCTTTTAAAATGTTGGCGACATCGTTAATCTTAGCACCAACCGTTGCTTCTAAATTTGTTGCCATTAAATCACATCTCCTTCATATAAGTTAATAGGTATTGCCAAACTATGTACATAGTGTTTTTTTGTATTCCCGACAATATTAACTTGCGGTGTGTATATATTAACCGCTGTTTTGTCGTACTTAACACAACCATTAATTCGACAATAGTCCATTAACTCTTTTATTTTTTCATGGTGTTTACGAATAAGATTTTTATTCGTATATAAATACACCGTTGCTATCCATTGTTCACAATTTTCATCAACACTTATCAAGTCGAGCTCTAACACTCCGAACTGTTCGACGTTGATTTCTTCTTGGTGTTCGACATATAAATTAGGTAGTTTGACTTTTAGAAATTTAGTTATATCTTTTAATATCATTTGAGTTTCATCACCCTAACCGCACTAAATAAACCTTTTTTAACGTGGTGTGTACCTTCAAAATGTTTAGTTCCGAGTTCTTGGAATTTTGCGTAATTAACTTGTCTATTACCTTGCCCAAGCATTAAGGTAAGTAGACCGCCTTGAAATTCAACTTCAAATTCTGTTGAATTACGCATGTCCGATGTATCAACCCTAGAATTTTTATACGCTACTTGACGACCTATTTCACCGGCACGGTGCATTTTTTGAACTAACTTCGATTTAATATTTTCGTGTACTTCAAATTCAAAAGTTTCAACTCTTATCATTCTACATACACCAATGTTTTATTGAAAAATGTTATGTAAGGCACTAATTGAGTTATTCTCCATTCATTAGTGCCGTCAGAAATATGTAAATCGTGTTCATTCATTTCAAGTAAGTCGTCAATAACAATACGTAAACTATTCTTTTTAGTTGTATATTTATCTTCCTTTACATCTATCATCACTAAGTAAGGTGCACCGCCCGTTATATTATCTTTGATTACTTCTTTTTGGGATACTACTTCGCCCCACTCATTGCTATTAAGGTTATTTTTGCGGTAAATCGTGTAATTACGTCGTTTTGCTAACATCGTAAGAACCTTAACGTCGTCTTACGACTTCGCTTGTCTTCGTCTTTTAAGTATTTGTCAAACTCCATGTCGAATTGTTTAAAGAATTCATCGTCGGTAAGTATTGTTTTACTTAACACGTCTTCTTTAATATTTGAACTGTCTTCCGTTCCTCTTCTTCTAAATTTGTAAACAATGTAATCATCAACGATATAATCAAAACGACTTGGATATCTCATTAACCCAAGTCGATTACATATCTTTTGTTTTGCTTGTTTTTCATAGATAGACAACAAACTATCTTGACTATCGTCAGTAAGCCCAAGCAAAACCTTAACATTATCTATCATTAGTTATACTCCTATGCTTTAGGTGCTACTGCTGTACCACTTCTTTTAGCTGTTGGTACTTTTTTAGAAATAGTAACAATTTTCGGTTGTGACGCTTGTAACACGAACGCCCCTGTGTATAGTAATTGTTGCATGTATACTCCAAATTTACCGGCACCGTTACGACCACTTTCAAATTTATCTACTTGAACCGGTGATACAAGTGCATTTTCTACTGTTAAGATTGCACTTACTTCGTTAGTTCCTGTATTTAAAATTTTGTTAGGTACTTTGATTACTAGTGCACCGTCTAATTCACCAACTACACCTTTAAATAAAGCGTCGCCCGAAGTGTCACCTTGTGGTAAGCTAACGATTTGCTTTTTAATTCCTTTGTAGAATGTAGGTGTAACGAATAAGATACGTCTTTCATTAGCTGAAATTTCATCTAATTCGATACTAGCGTCAAGGACTGCGTCGTATTCTTTATCAGCAACCGGCACAATGTTTTTAGGTGCGTTACCGATTAATGTCGCAAATCTAATTTTATCTAAATAAGGCGCTACTACTTTGTTAGTTTGCTTAGCAACTTGATATTGCTCAACTTCTTCGTTAATATCTTGAACGTCTAAGTCGTCGATTTGTAGTCCCCAATATTTTTCAATATCTAATACGTAAGATGTTTCGTCAGCTTTTAATGATGTGATTGTGTTGCTTCCGTTACGTTGGTAATCAACAAGTTCAGCTTCGTTAGTTTCTAATACTGTGAATGTACGTCCGTTTAAATAAATTCCGTCTTCTCCAAGTACTGCCGGTGTTGAGTATGAGTTATACGGTAATACTGCGTTAATAATTCCTAAATGTTTATCACTTACATGAGTTTTTTTAATTTCTACTGCCATATTTTAAATCTCCTTCTACTTCCATTTTTCCCAAGAAGCTTTAACGTTTGAATTGCTTCTTGTTGGTATATTTCCTTTGTTTCTTTCTTTTAATAGAGCTTCAGCCGTATCATTAACTAATTGTGATAACGTCTTAATAGCTTCTTGTGTTTGTTCAGCGTCAGCCTTTACAACAAAACTTAACACTTGCTCGTTAACCGGTAACTTGTGTTCGTTTAAAATAGATGTAGCTACTTTCTCTAATTCATAACGTACTTTTACCGCTTTAGCTTCTTCAAGTTCAGCTTTCACTTTCTCAAATTCATATTGTAGCTTCTCATTGTCGTTCATTTTGCTTAACTTTTTCGCTTCTGACTTCTCATTTTCTTGCTGTTTCTTAAAGTCCTCTACAGCCTTTGAACGTTGTTGTGCTATTAATTTATTGATATGTTTCTGCTGTACCTCGTTGAACTCAACTTTATCGCTAGCTTGTTCAGTTGTTTGTTCTTCTTGTTGTGTTTGTTCCTCTTGTGTTAATACTTCTTCTGACATTTTATTTCTCCTTCCGTTTAAAGTCCGTATGACTATATAAATCAGTTAAAGTCCGTATGACTTAGTCTTTTAACGACATACTAAGGTCAAAGTTCGTCGTCGGGGCGTTCAACCGGTGTATTGGTACTAATCGCCCTGTCGATTATTTCTTTTATTTTTTGGTAACTACCGAAACCTTCCGGCGTTATTAAATATTCAAAAATAGGAAATTCTTCTTCAAAGTGTTCGACGTATTCGTCAATCTTTCGTAAGATCTTCATCATTTCTTTTTTATCGTTAATTGTTATCAACTTCATCTACTCCAAATATCGTACTTCGACAATAAGGGTGAAACGGCGGTGCTGTTACTCCGACTTGATAATCTTTAATATAGTAAGTATTACCATTTTTTCCACGACAAATAGTTGACGTTCTTGCGTCTAGTGTTGCAACGATTTTATAACCTTCAAAGCCGGCTTTCTTAATTCCTTCAAAATTCGCTCTGTTTTGAACGTTACTCATTTCTGTATGAATTAATCTTCCGGCGTTGCTAACATGAGTGTTCATCGCCTTAGCTAGTTCTTCAGCTACTTCATCGTAACTTTTACCAACTGCCATATCACTAATTAATTTAGTGTCTAAATAGTGTTGTAACTTCGCTTTATCTTTCCAAATTCTATCGCTGAAATTGTTATGGTCGAACCATTTCTGACGTATCATGTTATCGATACGCTTGTCTTTCATAAGTTCAACATCACGACTTATTATTTTTTGTTTTCTGAATAACCCTACAATGTTTTTAAAGGCTTTTTTGAACGTACCTCGTAATGTTCCTCGTAATATTTCTTCTTCGGTCTTTCCAAGTTCTGCCACATGTAACGCTATTCTGTTACTTAAACCTTGCAATCTATCAAACTTATAATACGCCATTCTAATATCTCGATACCTTTTCATATCCGGATATTTAACAACGAACTTGTCCCAATCTCTTATCATAGTATTGAAATCATCGTCGTCTAATTTACTTGTTATCTTGCTATATTCAAGCACGTTATCTTTGCCATACTTGGCGTAAAAATCAGCTATTTCGTAACGTATTTCTTTAAGCTTTTTCTTATACTCTTTATTAACGTTCTTAATAACTGATAAAGTTTCTTTTTTATTGCGTTCCATTCCAACAACGGCACGTTCTTCCCAGTAGTCCTCACTAATGCTCATGATTATCACCTACATACATGTCTGATATAGATTTTTCCTTTTCTTCTTCTAATAATTTAATCTCATTAGCTACGTCCGGCACTATTGACGGTATCATACCTAGTACTGTTTCTTGTGATAAGAAACTACGTCCTTTAATTGCGTTGTCAAGTTCAGATGTAATGTTCTGTGGTATGTTTCTACTAAATAAGAAGTCTATATCAGAGTCGTTAATAGTATTAACTAACTGTGCGTTGTTCTTACCAATACATATCAAGTTATAACGCCTTGAAAGTCCTTCTTTGAAATTGTCTTCCTTTTCCATACAAACATTATCTAAGTCCCACATTGCAAGCCTTATAGCTTCAGCACTCGTATTACTAAATGATAAGTCTTTAAAATCCGGAATGTGCGAGATAGTATGCATATCATCTTTAATACGATTTAATAAGTTTTCCTCACCGGCGTCATTAGACGGCTTAGAAAGAAAATCTATTTGAGGTTGTGCCACTCCTTCTTGAACTTTCGGAATGTAAATTATACGTTCTTCTTTCAAGTTTGCAATTAATTGATTGGCGTTTTCTTCCTCGTCATATTCATCAATGTCAAGGTCAACCCCAATTATTTTCATGTAACAATCTGAGAAATAAGCGTTAGCTGTTGCCTTATCACTCAACCCTTGATTATAACCGTCTTGTAAACTTACTAATGGTTCAATAGCACCAATGCGCTCATCATTTTCGATGTACTCGGTTATCTGAACTTCACCGAACGGGTTAACAAAACGTTCTTTAAATGTAAACCTACCGTTCTTATCGTCAAATTCAATACGCTCGTTTTTGCCATAAACAGTACCGGTAATGTATTTTCTTTCATTTAGAAAGTCTTTAGACGCCGTGTAATGAATAGCGAATAACGGTCGTTCTAATATCGTATTATCGTAAACATATATTACTTCTTTGTTATCTAAATAAGTGTAGTTAATATTTGCTTGTTCGTCGTTGAATACTAAATCAAAAGCATGTCCATACTTTGCCATGTTCTTACTAATAACTCTGTTAACTTGATTAGCTTGGTTAATTCGGTCGGTAGTCTCTAACTCTAACAATAGATTTTCATCGTCACATTTTAGTTTTATTGGACTACCTAAGAAATAACCGTTGTAGATATCTACAATATATTTAGTTCTGTTACTTATTACTTCGATATTCTTGTTATACTCGCTGTTATTCGGTGCTGATATATCATGATTACCGTTGTAATATTTATCCATTTTTTTATAAAAATCGACTAGTCGACTATGATTATTAATCAACTTAGTTACTAGATTTTCATTAATCACCGTGTTAACCGGTAATTTATAAATTTTATCCAAAAATATCACTCCTTTTAATTGTTGTAGCTTTGCTACTTTCTAACACTTGCATACCATAACGTAAAGCGTCCATTAAATGATTATCTTCGTCTTTAGGTTTATTAAGCCAACGCCCGTCTTTATCTTGTTGGTAAGAATAAGAGAATAACTCGTTAATTGTATTTTCGCATTTTGGCAAAACGTGAATTGTATATCCTTGAAGTTTTGATATACCGGCGTTAATGCTGTCACGCCCTTTTCTCGACTTCCTCAATCTCTTAATGTTGTGTTCGTTCTTTAACTCACTTATTAATCTACTCTCGGCACTATCACCAATGATCACGCTATTGGCATATCCTTTTTTTTTGATTAGTTCAGCTATATCTTTAGTGCTTAAACCTTTTTCGTAAGCTTCGTCGAATATATAAATATCTCTATCACCAATCAAGAACACAATTAACGCTGTAGGGTCGTGAGTGAAACCAAAGTCAAGACCTACTGCTAATTTGCACGCTTTAAGTAATTCTTTAACGTTGAAATCTTCGACAATAACATTGTCATAGACAAGTCCTTCTGCAACTCCCCAATCACCGTCACATACTATCCTAGCACGGCGTGGGTTCGTAATATATAAGTCTTCATATCGTTTAATGTCGACCTCATCTAACCATTCATTGCATTTATAGGTTGTAGTTGTTGAGAACGTGTCGCTTCGTTTTGTTTCTTCATCAAAAAATACACGTTTGAGCCAGTGTCTTTCGTTCCACGGGTTGAATGTTACTGTTATCTGTTTGAAAAAGTCCTCACTGTCATGAGTACCACGAATACTCTCAACAACCGTTGAGAACTTATCTTCGCTTTCTATCTGATATGCTTCTTCGAACCAAACCCAACAGAGAATACCGACGTCAACAGTAATAGATGTGATTTTTAATTCATCGTCAAGACCTCTAAATAATATCTTTTGTCCTGTCTTCCTAACCGTTATTTCCGGTAAACTCTCGTTAAATTTAAACAAGTGCGAAACATTAAGTCTGTTACAAGCCCATTTGAAATCAGTATAAGTAGACTGTTTATTCGTATTAGAATATCTTCTGACAACTAACAGATTAGACCACGGATATTGAAGTAATCGTATTACAAAATTTAATGCTGTTGTTTTTGATTTTTTACTACCACGAGATCCTTTAACAACTCTATAAAAGTTCTTACTGTGCCAGTATCGGTTGTAACCTTTACCGGTTATTTCATATAAACTATTCATTAGTCCTCCTCCGGTATGTCGTTAATAAAGACGACATCTCCTTCAATTTGTGTTGAAAGATTTTCAGCTTCTCTAAGAAGTTTTTCAGTTTCAGCTTTAAGCTTAGCTTCAACAGTAGGGTTGACGTTCCTCCACTGTTCCGGTTTTCTGTTTTTCAACCAAAAAATAGCAGCACTGGTTTCTGGCAGTGCTACTTTTTTAATTTTCTTTATTCTTTTTTTCTGTTTCCCGTCAACTTCTTCAATAATAGTTTCCGTTTCTTCGTACTCGAAACCTAATGCCCGTTTTAAAAGTGCGTTCTCCACCTCAAAGTCTACCGGAGCTTTTCCTCTTTTTAAGGACTCCCGAATATCCGGAAACTTCTTCAACCAATCATAAAAGGTTGTCTTTTTTATTCCCATGTTTTTAGCTATTTGTTCATCAGTAAGACCTTGACGTGCCCAACCCTCAACCATTAATAAGCTATCTTGTTCTAACCACTCTCGGTACTTACCTTTAGCGATTTTAATCACCTCCCAACAAAAAAAGATAGAGGGTTAACTCTATCTCATAAAACTAGCTACTGTAACTAATTTTGGTTTTTGGTTATATTTTTTTGCTATTTCTTTACTTTTTACGTTTACCATATCTATGTAAACTTTTACTATTTTTTTAGCTTCTGTTAAAGTGATGAAGCCGTGTTTAAAATTCATTTTTGCTAGTTCTGCTTTCTCTTTTGCGATTAGTATTTGTTCTTTTGTCATTTTCTTTTTTCTCCTTTTGTTCCTTACACGATAAGCTTACCAAAGCTTCGTGAATAGTTCAAGGGCTTATTCAAAAAAATCTCCAATTTCTTCTAAAGGTTCAAAATCTTCTTTAATTTTCTTAGGGTCACCTTTAAAGAATACTAAAACGTTTTGATGTAGTCGAACAACTTTCCTATTCTTCATCATACCATTCGCTCTAATAGCACCCGAAGCGTTAGCATTTTTTAAGATAATATCGTTATAGAATAACGCTCCACTTTCCTTCATCGCTTCTTTAGTAAGACCCACTAAATCTCTGTAAAAGCCTTTTTTATCTCTAACATCGCTTATTACTACAATAGCAAACCTATTATTTTTTAATTTGTCTACAGTTTTTACAAGTATTTCTTTGTAAACTTCCTCAAAGTCTTCATACTCCATGTTCGAAATATCATTTTCATCATCACTATAAACCTCTAAATCAAAATAAGGAGGGCATGTGAAAACTAAATCAAACTTACCGTCGACTAGCGTGTCTATATTCTTACTATCGCCGGTTATCCAATTTAATTTACTCATATCACAACCAATTTCTTCAGCGTTGTTGTAATTACTTTGAACTTGTTCTTCTCGTAAATCTACTCCCGTGTAGTTGTGTCCTAATCTTTCAGCTACAACTCCACGAACACTACCACCGGCAAAGCAGTCTAATATTTTAACCTCACCAACATTAGTCGGCGAGAACCACCTATAACTAACTTCACAAAGTACAGGGTCAAAAACGCTAGTACCGTTTAATGTCGGTGTCTGTAAACTTTTACTGAATACAAGATTTTCTTCACGTCCAACTTCTGATTTTATCCCCAACTCTAACCAACTGCGCTTTCTTGTTTGCCAATCCCCCGACTCTGTGTTAAGCACACTAAACGGCGGTACAACAAAACGGTCTTTTAGCTTTGTTTCGCTAGGGTTGTTTTTCAATTTCTCTAAAGTGTTGACGTTACCGTCTTTATCTCTGTATTCTTCGTCGAACTGGTCGCTCCATTTTTCATCTTTAAATATATCAAAGTCAAATTGCGACATATCAAACTCAATTGATTCTAATTCTAATTGTAATTTTTCCAAATCAAAGCCGGTATTCATAGTAAGCTTGTTATGAACTAGAATATATTCACGTTTCTGTTCTTCGGTTAAATGTTCTAATTTAATAACCGGAACTTCTTTCACCCCCAACTTTTTAAGAGCAAGATAACGTCCGTGACCTTCGATTATCGTATTATTTTCATCAATAGCGATGGGGTCGTTATTTCCATAACGTTGAATAGACTTAGCTATTTGTTCAATTATAGGTGGAACAATAAGTGTCAACATGGCGCTAAATTGATCTTCATTCATACAAGCTCCTTTCCTTCAAAGCTTAAGTATTCTAAAGCTTTTTCTGTCGTAAATACTAATTGGTTAAATAATTTACGCACCTTAAGTGCAGTCAGTGTCTGCTCTTTATTGAGTATCCCAGTTATATATAAAGTAATAGTTCTATATACATCATCATTGGCAACAGCACCATAGACCAAATCATACTGTTCCCCATCATAAATTCCCTGTCTATTGGCAGCCACAAAGTTCAACCATTCCTCATCCGGAGCGTCAAACTTAAGTAGCTTACATTCCTTAAAAGCTACTTCTTCATCAAAAGAATAGATATTCAAGGTAGCCTTGCCATTTTTACTTCTTTCCACAACCTTTCCTGCAAAATTTGCTGCCTGATCACGATTTGAAGTGGTATAAAAGCCAAAGCCAAAATCTAAATGGCGGTTCTGTTTAATTAGCTTAGGATGCTCTACTGACATATTACTTCCATGGTATAAAATCATCTACATCATCTCCCATCATTATCCTTTTAATAATTCTACCACATTTCCTATGTCTCCATCAATACAAATACTTCTATCCTCAATAGCCTCCGGACAGAATGCTTCTCCGTAGTTTATGCAGGCGTATGCAGCATTTTCTTGTCAAAGCCCGCCGGAGTACATATCACTAATTCCGTATTCCCCTGCAAAATCAAAGAAATATTTATTAAATCTCTCTCCACTGTAAGTGAATCCCGCAGATGTTGAAAGCCCTGCACCCGCACCTATAACTATCGATTCTTCAGAAGTAAGTGCCTTTTTTAACTTCGCAATCTGTTCTTCCTTTGTTCCTGTTCCCTCTGACATGCGCTCTCTAAAATAGTTCATAGCCTATTCTCCCTTCATTGGATAATTTATGTTTGATTATTGTTAACTTAATCAATTCACAAAGCCGTTGTAATCTTAGTCATTTCATCTTTCAATGTAAAATATAGCATGTTTTAGTTGTAATGTCAACAGTTACATCTACCTAAATAATTGTTATCAAAAAGCCAACCAAAACCCAGTATGCACTGTAATTTCGGTTGGCTTTAATCTAATCTGTTCTATTGTACAAACACTCCCCATTTCCCAACTGTAAATATCCAACATTGTTATAGCTTATATTTCGTACCTCTGCATTTATTATTTTTACAAATTTAACATAAATGCATTCCATACATTTCAACTTTCACAAACTTCATTGTCACAAACAACTGCTTTAAGACTGCCTAAATATAGTCATTATGTACGCAGAACAGCCAGGCAAACTTTACTATAGTAAGCCCAAAATCACTCAGTGAGACTGAATTAGCAGCCTTAGCCACCAATTTAGTCTTTCTGTTCATATATTTATATTTTATCAATCATCTTCAAGGCATTGTTTCTGCATATATTCTCAGCTTCTTCCAGAGAAAAGTCCATTTCATTAAGTATTTCAAAATATTTGTCATAGATTTCCTTTGGTTTTAAGCATCTGCTATCCGGGAAATCCGTTGCAAAAACCAGTTTATCCACACCTATCAAGCGCAGTATCTCATTTGTCCTCTTTATTCCAAATCTATTTACATAATCAGGCAGTATTGCAGAGAAATTAAAATATGCCTTAAGACCATATAAGTCTTCCACTTGAAATCCACCCAAGTGGGCAATAGAAAACTTTGCATTAGGGTACTTCTTTAATACATTTTTAATCCGGCTTGGAGAACACACATCATCCTGTAAATGTTCTTTAGGGTAAGAATGAATTTCAACTAAAATATCTTTTTTGCTTGCATATTCAATTATTTTTTGATAATAGCATCCATCTATTGGATATCCTGCATTACTGGGATGAAGTTTTATTCCTATGAATTCATCCCTAGCTATCACCTTATCTAATTCATTTATTGTTTCATTGATATTTTTTCTAATATCAACATCTGCGAAACAACGCAGTTTCGAAGGCATCTTCTGTACCATAGCAAGCATATTGGAATGAACAGTTTCAACCTTAAAATCCATGGAGAGCATATAAGGATCATTAAATGGCATGACAAAAGCCATTTCAATATTATACCGCTCCATTATCTTTTTATAGTCATCTACACTGCCATAGTCTATAAATACATAGCCATGTCCCGAATTAGCTTGAATCACATCTTCAGGCATCAGATGAATGTGTGCATCAATTTTAGGAATATCCTTCCAATTTACCAAAAGCCCTACCTCCATATTTATACCAGCTTAATCTCTTGCATGATCAAGCTGGAAATATCCGATATTTTCAAACTCTTATATATAATATAACTATGCTAATGTTAACATTAACTGAATATACATTTATCGTAAATTTATGTTCTTTCCTTTTATGATTTAACCGAATTTATTTACGATTTCAATCGTAAAATTTTACGACCGAATTTGCGACCGAAATAAGTTCGAAAGCACTAAAGGACATTATCAGGAAACATAGTGTATTCTTGCCTCATCAAAGCGATCCTGCTGTTTACCCTCTTCTGCAGGATATCCCATAGGAAATAAGGAATATGCAACTTTATCATCAGGGAGGTTCAGTACTTTGGCTACAGCCTCCATTCGCTCACTTACGGGTGCTACTCCTAGCCACACACCGCCAAGTCCTAGATAATCAGCTTCTAACCACATATTTTCCTGTGCAATAGCCATATCAATCTCTGCATATTCAGGAAATCTAAGCCCTTCTCCTCTGTAAACCGGAACAATGACAACAGGTGCGTTGGCAGCACAGCCTGCATAAGGACTTATCTTTGAGAGTTCCCTAATTTTGTCACGGTTTGTCACAACATAAAACTCCCAAGGCTGCTGATTCCCTGCACTTGGAGCCTGCATTCCCGCTTTTATGACCGTCATTATTTTATCCTCTTCCACCGGACGATCATTATATTTTCTAACGCTTACCCTGTGAAAAATACTGTTCATATTAAGCCTCCTGTAATTTTATAAGTGAATTTAATTGCATTGCCTGTCTCCACAAATTCTAAGTTTAGGGCTATTTTAAATTAACTAAGTGACGCTCCGAATGATAACATTTCAGACTCGCTCCGGCATCCGCTTCGCTCCGCCTAATGCGCTCGCTTAGAATTTATCATT